AGCCCTTTTATATCTTGGATCATTCCGGTCCATTAGTACATCTCCTTTGGGTTAAATAAACTTTGTTGCTGTATATGATGTTTGAACCTCTTCTCCTGCGCCTCAAAATAATCTTTGTCTATCTCGTAGCCCACGAAGTCGAAGCCCATGTCGTGCGCTGCTATGCGGGACGAGCCAGAGCCTAGGTGGGTGTCCAGTATTCGATCACCCTCCTTAGTATAGTTTTTTAAAAGCCACTTGTAGAGAGCTACCGGCTTCTGTGTGGGGTGAATGCGCTTCTCCTTATTTTTCATATCACCCTGAAGCATACCGTTCCACCTATATTCAAATACCCTCACGGATTGTATAATTGAACAGTATGCCAACTCAGCTTCACCAAAAGCTGTTCCATATTTATTCCAGCATATATAACCGCCTTTTATGCCAAAAAAATTAGCCCCCCAAATGATTTGATTTTTACTTACTCTATTTAGTTCCAAGAAATATTCTGCTCCGGGGGCAACATCCCAAGTAACTTTCTGTTTTGTGCGTTTAGCTGAATTAGTTATGCCGTCAATAAGGTTGACAGCATCATAATTATTCCCATACGGAGGGTCGCAAATAGCCAGTTCGAACTCATTGTCCTCCATCTTTGACATGGCCTCCGTGCAGTCCTTGTTAAAAGCCTCAGTCATAACTTCTCCTCTTTATTAGGATCTTTCCAAAACGTACCCGGCTTGCTCCGAATCTTCCTGGACAGTATCAATACGATAACGGCCTGGACAAGGGCTATAACAGCCAGACCTATCCCTACCCATTGCCAGGGGCTCAGCCCTGTTTGTAGTGCTTCCATCATATAAAGTCTTTTGCTCCGTGTTGTTCCAGGTACTCCTCTGGGCCGGGCACGATCATGCCGAAGTCAGCAGCCAGCCTGATGATCTGATCGATAGCCTCGGTGGCCTCCTCCTTGGAGGCATCTGCGAAGGATCTCACCTTCGAGTAGTTACGGCTGGTCAGCTGTGAGGTCTCGGTGGTCGTGAAGCCTATAGCGTCCTTCACATCATCACGGACCTTCTCTTTCTCGTCCCTGGGTCTCCACGGGCCTCCCCCTGGTCCTTGTAATACTGATAGAACACAGGCCAGACAGCTGCGTGGAGGTAGCCCAGCTGGGATAGTGTTTTTCTCCACATACGGCCTCTTCAGGACCATGTCCAGGACCACGCTCACAGTGTTATCATGCTTAATAAATTTCTTGATAGCCGCCTCCTTGATCACATCCAGNTTGACGGGCACCAGGACCCATCCCCTGTTCGGGTCCTTGAATAGCTTNATTGTTCCGGTTACATTGCTCATAGTATTTGTATTTTCNTAATCTAAAATATGCTACGTATCTTAAACGAATATTTCTGTGCGAATCCCAGCAGNCTCTTCTCGAACGCATCCAGCCCGATCTGTTCTTTCTGAAGCATGTCCAGCTCCCAGTCCATGCCCAGGTTATGAAACAGCGGAGACTCCCTGAGCATGATACCCACCTCGTTTGGGGACTGGGTGATACGGATCCGGTAGATCATCTGCCCGGTGTCATCCTCCCTCCACCGGAGCCAGGGTAGATCGAGCATGGCCCCCACCTCGTAGATATATGTAAAGACATAGTCCGGGAGGGCTGTTATATGGATACCCACCCCATCCGGGACAGCCAGCATGAACCGGATAGCTGTCAGCTTCTCTCCTTTGTTCATNTAGACTTGATTTGTCNTACTATATTCTTGAAAGGCTTTCACGATCTACGGCTCCCCCCTGGTAGGATAATAACATTAAACATCTGCCTCATGCGGTCAACCGTGTGCTTATTGTAAGGCATATCTTCCAGCTTCAGGTTAGATGTTCCGAATGTTAGCCCAGCTGTTTTATAGCGGTCATTCATTAAGTCCTCCATAGGCTTAGATACAGTGCCGTATGTGTTTATGGTCGTTTGCTCCTTACCTATATCATCAATGAATAATGGCCTTTTATGTAGATAATCGTATCCATATTTTTTAAGGACATCGACCAGATCCTTTGAATTAATACAGGTTACGATTTTACCTGAAATCTCGTTAAATATATCAATGAATGATTCCATCAGTACAGTTTTCCCTCCACCGATTGCCCCGATCAATAGTATCCCTTTGATGGGATCCCCGTTAAAATTATCCGAGCCATTCAGAAAATAGAACAGCTGGTTAATAGCGTTTGTGTTTTCTCCATCAACCTTATATGATTCCTCTGTACTATGAATCCTATCAGTTGCGGCAGCAATAAACATTTTTGAATATTTCTCAGCCGTTAAAGAACAACTGAATATCCTTTTTTGAATCGGCTTCTTATATTCGCCTCTCTTAATTATGTCCCCTACTTTTTCCATTACTTATCGAATGATGAATCCACATAACCAGGATAAAGGTTTTTAGATTCTGATTTATATTGCTTGCTTTTTCTGTACCATGTTGATAATCTCCGCCCCATGCCCCATGTTTTTTCTAATTGAAAGCGCATTTTCGTTCTGGCCTGATTTTCCTCCGTCCAATATTCGACAAATTCTTTTAACATTTCATCACTATATTTTTCCAGATATGTGGCCGCCTCTTCTTTAAATTCTTTTAATTCTTTTTCCTTCTTTACATTCTTGTTTGTTGTTAGTCGTTTGTTAGTCGTTTGTTGATCGTTTGTTAGTCGTTTGTTAGTTTGCTTGTTAGTGTCATCTTTATCTAACTGATAACTGTNGTAGTTATTGATAGTTACGATTGTGAATTGATTGTTACTTTGCTTGTTGATTTCGCCAGTTGATTCTAATCGGTTCAAACAGGTGCGCAATGACTGAAATGAAATCCCTGTTGCATTATTCAATGACTTCAGACCTGTTACAACCTGGCCACGATTAACCACAATCCCACGCCAATTATGCTGGCTATGATTTGCGCTTAAAAGAAGATAGTATAAATAAATGTACCATTTCGGATTTATCGAACCATTCCCATTTTAAAAAACGCCTGTGTAATTTGATCCATCCTTCCATTGATTCTAAAGCCTATGGATTATCTACGAATAAAATACTTAATATTTTGTATGTTCTTTCCGTCAATCCGTTAGAATATATAATATCAGCAAATTTTCCGTAAATATCAATTTTAATAGACTCAACCATTGTGGTTTGTGGGAAAGTATCTGACCAAGTGGAGACTGGAGAGATAATCGTTCCAGGCTTACTAAAGACAACCTTTTTAGTAAGTGGGTTCTCGTAATATATACCTTTAATCATTGTTTTATGTTTATGAATAAAAATTAAATTTCTACCTTATATTCCACTGTCCATTTGTTTCAATTTTAAGGGCAAAAAAATACTATTCATCTATATAAATAAGCAATACGCCTCCTAATTTTCTAGCTTGTAAATTACCTCTCTCAATTCTTTTGTAAATCGCTTGCTTACTGATACTATGCTTAGTTGAATAGTCACTAACTGTAATCCAATTATGTAGCTTGATAGTTTCCATAATACAAATGTAGTCTAATTATTTCAACATCAAAATTTAGGTTATCAACAAAAGCCCCCAGGTTGTTCCCAGGGGCCTGTTAATTACTCGTTAGCTCTCCAGGATCTTCGTGTACATATCCACCTTGAGCAGGAGGTCATCCAGGCGGGCTTGCAGATCGCCCTCCAGCGACTTATCCCTCATCACCCTGCATGTGTACAGCCTTTTATCGTAAGGCATCTCCGGACAGTAGCTTATGAAATCACAGTAGTCCACATCGTAGAGCCACATCTGTCCCCGCACCTGCCATTTATATGCCAGGTCAATATCCCCATGCACAAGTCTCTGAAAGTGTGTGCTGTACTTAACACATTTGATCTCCACCACACCGTTATCCTCCGTCTGCCCATCCGCACTGGCCCCGTACCTGCCTGAGGTAGCCATCCCTCCGGGGTGTACCTCTGTGAACATCTTTGCCTCGTACTGCTCCCTGGCCTCCTGCTCCAGGACCTTACCCCTCTCCATCCAGTCATTATGGTAGGTCTCTATAGCTATCCGGGTGACAGACTCGATAGCTATCCGCATGGCATAGTCCAGGGCTGGCTTACCNAAAGCCTTACCGAAGTTAGTCCATCACCGTGGAGAAGTTNGAGGCGGTCACTTTGCCCATCCTCAGCTGGAACCACTCNTCTGTGTTCTGCTCGATGTCGTGTATGGTCCGTTTCATAGTGCCTCCTCCTTGATCTTCTCCTGGTCCTCCTGGGTCATGTCCCACCCGTTAAGGATACCGTTTATACTATTACCATCCTTGCGGAGATAGTCCACTGCTGCCTCCCATTTCTCATGCCCTGGGTGTAGCTTAGGTTTCAATGCTGCAGGCGTGGGCTGCCTGTCCCGAATCCTCAGGGCCTCCACCTCCTCACCAAAGGCGGTGACCCTGGCTATATAGATGGTGACGGGTATATCCGACCAGTCCTCTATATAGTTGGACCCGGAGAATTTCTTGATGGTCTTACAGTTCGTTACATTAAGGATCATGGGCTTTAGCTTACCCTTCAGGATAGCCACGTTCTTACTAGCCTCCTCCCCCTGGTTGTTTTTTACCTTACGGACCTCTATGCGGTCTATAGTAGCCACCAGGTCCTTACCCTCATCCAGGTCATGTGACCCCAGGTAATCTTTGTTAAACGCTTTTTTCCAATGTGTCTTTGTCATAGTCGTAGATATTAAGTTATTGTTTACGCTCCAGGTAAGCCTCCAGGGCCTCCCGGATGATAGTTGATAGATGGGCCTTACGCTTGGCCGCCATAATCTTGAGTCTCAGCTTTACCTCATCTGTCAGGTAGATGCTGTAATTTGCTTGTCTGTCTGTAGCCATGATTTTTTTACCGTAAAGATATTAAATAACTATATAAGTTGCAAATCTCTATACATGACAGTACCCATAGCAGTCTCCCCACATCTCTGTCTGGTTCTCATCAAACTGAACCTCATCCAAAGGCTTTAATGATTTGTGTAGATATATAGGCATCTTTATACCTTTTTTAGTGCTGTCCCTGATAGCCTTATCCACCTCCACTGCTTTAGCGAAATCACGTGGGGCCTTCTGTTTTAATCTTAGCCAGTTCGAGTCTGACTGAAATGGGCAAAATACACATGAGGATTTTTCTGGGATGGGTAACTTATTCTCTATATACCAATTACTAACATCCCCCCTTCGCATAAGCAGCATCTCATTCTTTTTACCTGTACCATCCGGGAATGTAGTATAACCACAAAACGGGTAAACCATCTCCTTCCATTTCTGTTTAGGAATAATCATTCTCTGTATCTCATCTAAAGTGATACCATTCCATATCTCTGTTACTGGCAATCTTTTCTTGCCAGGTATTCCATACAGCTCTCTTATCACCTTATCTACCTGAGATATTTTATATTCCATTGTGCATTGTCTNCTCATCATCCCCTCCTTTTTATTGCNCATATCAGTATAGGCTGGGATAGCTGCAAATCTTTGCCCGGTTGAATTTTGATTGTTTAACAGGTCCTCCGTGAGATTCTTATTATCTATCACCATGATAGGTATCCCATTATTCTTACTAGCCCAATTTCTCAGGTAGATGAGATATTCATGGGTAGCTGTTTTCTCTCCCCCTGTGTCAGCAAATATAGCATAGTCAGCCCTGGGTAGTTCACCCGCTGAACTCATATAATACAAGGCAGTGCTTTGCACCCCTAATCCTAGCGAAATAATTTTCATAATCTCATATCATAATTTATCTATACAATCAGGGCACAGATCCATCAGATCATACAGCTCAGCGCATTGGATACGTACCATGCTGGTCTCCTCTGTGATATGTCCACAGCCGTCACAGGTCATCTTGTCCACACATTTAGGGCAGGCCCACATAGACTCCTCGGTCTGCTCCAGCTTAGCGAAAGTTTCCACCCCGCAATAGTCACAGGTCCGGGCCTGGTCCCTGGGGTCATCGTATGGCCAAAGGATATGGCCAGTGGTGTTATAGTTCATCTCATCCTCCTTCCTTTAGGCTCCAATACCTTCACAGACTCACTGCATTTTTTTCGACATACAGGCCCCATCTCTGTCTCTATACTATCAGGATCGGTCAGCCTACGGCCACAGAGGGCACACCTGGTGTCTGGCCGCTTAACGGGTGTCACATCGAACAGCTTGCCCTGGGAGCTTGTTTTAGCCCTATTCTCGGCTTTTATCGTTTTTGTACCCATCAGTACAGGTTCGGGGAGATCGTTCGATTTTACCCCCNCAGGTGGTTCCTGTGGGGCCAGATCCACCTCCGTAGCCATCAGGGACTCGTAATATTTCAAAATTTACCGTCCAGCTGTAGGANGTGCGGCCATAGATCCCCACCACCTTTCTCTCATTGGTCTTTGTCAGGATNCCGTCCCTGGTCAGGTTGCTTATGGCTCTGCGAATAGAAGTGATAGGGGGCGGGGGGATAATGAATACAAGCGATTGTATCTCCCACGGGGTCCATATAGTGCCAGGATTAGCTATAAAAAAATCAGCCACCTGCTGCTCCTGAGTGTAAGCCTTAGCCTCGTAGTTCTGTAGCGTCTGGCCTACCTCGTGTGTCGTGTTATGGAAGGACCCTCTCATGGCTGCCTTAGTATTTTCTTAGCCATCCCCTGCATATCCACAGCGGGCGGGGGCTGTTTGGTTTCATCCTGGAGCCTTAGATAGATCACCCTGTTGAACAGATGATGATGGTCCAGGTCCACACTCTCGATGGTGAACTTGCTGCCCCAGTATTGTCTACATAGAGCATCCAGGTCCTCAATAAATTCCTTGTGTTTCATAGTGATGTTTTTATTTGCAATATACGTGCATCGAAAGGGAATTGTCAAATAATATGATATGTTGTACAACATAAAAAAAGCCCCTCCATCTCTGAAGGGGCCAGCTAATCACTCACCACATGGGCAGCAGTAAGGAGTTAGCCTTTCTTTTTGGTAGCCCTCCGGGCCTCTCTCCGCTCTCTCCGGGTCAGCTTCTTGTGGTTCACGACCACCTCCTGGTCCAGATCCATATCCCCTCCTCCCTTGATCTTAGGTTTATAGATCGTTACATGGCTGACATACTCATCCGTGAGCTGGTCCTTCAGGATATAGCCTGCCCAGCCTGATCCTACACAGAGGATCACTATCCAGTACCAGGTCATCACTGTGTCCTCACTACAGAGATAAGCTCCCCTAGCTTAACCAGCAGGGCCATAGCTATCTCCAGGGCTCTCTCGGCCCGGTCGTTATCCAGATCGAACTTATCAACAGCCCAGGACAGGACCTCCTCACGTTCGGCAGGGTCCCAGTCCTTTAGCTCGGCCTTCAGCTCGCCAGCGTTCTTAGCCACGCTGTAGATGTCGGGGGCCAGGTCCACGGCCATGCTGGCAGCCTCGCTCAGCGATAGCTTGCCATCATCGGCCAGGTTGTCCTCGATGCTCATGCCCAGGTCAATAACTACACCCAGGGCTTTTTTGATTTGATCGGTTCCTTTTTCCATAATTTACTCCTGTTTTTAATGGTTAAAAATCTGGATAGTCACCAGGGGGAGGCACAGGAGGATGAGACCAGCCCCCTCCCGGATCCTATCCATTGCTTTTATACTTGGTCTGTAGCTTGGCCCTGGACTTTGCCATGGGCCCCCGCTGCTTACCTTGTTTTAGTATCATTCCTATCAGCGCATCTATGCTGAGGCCCTGCATGAACGCCAGCTTGGCATTAAGAGGCACACCGAAAAATGAGTCGTACCATATCACCGTGGCCATTATAAGGACCAGTACGCCCAGGACCCTGAAAAAATTATCACGTATCATGTAGCCCCAGCTGAACGTGGTAGGGCCGGAGTGTGTGCTGCTGATAGACTGCTTCACATCGAGAGTGAAAAAGACCAGTGCCCCTCCGCACATAGCTAAGAAGTGAGCCACAAAAACCTCCGGGGCCATGTCTCCCAGGATAAGGATAAGGACCCGCTCCCAATCGAAATCTGTGTATAAGCCTGGCATCACACTTTTAAATTTAATTCCCTGTACCCTAGTAATCTGCTGTAGGGATAGGGCGATATTTTCACCTGGTTGCTCTGGTTACCTCCCAAAACGAGCACAGAGTCGCCCTCGATACGCACGAACAGCCCCACATGGCCCTGCCACCCTCCAGGGTCACCTCTGTAGAAGATCGCCACGGTGCCCCCTCAATGGGTCTTGTATGGACGTTCCCACATCGAGCCACGACCGGGCAGTGAGCTTGCCGGACATCTCCAGCCTAAGGGACCAGGCCAGCCAGTTGATAAAAGCGGAGCACCANGCAGTCTCGTCATCCTGCACCCACTTGTAACCTATGTCCTTGAAAAATTTTACTATAATGGGGTTGTTCACCTCTCCGGGTATCTCCTTGAGACCATAAAAATCCATAGCCCTGTTAAACATCTCCAGCCTGTGATCGCTCATAGTCTTGTTATTATTAAGGTTATCATGCCACCCAGCAGGGATAGGTTGATGGTGATAAGGATACCTATCACCCAGGCCGTACGCTTGCGCAGCCGTGCCTTCGAGTCCCTTAGTATATCCATCCCCTCCTCCTTGCCCTCCTGGTGCATCTGGAACTCCAGGAACCCACGGACAACGGTCTTTAGGTCAGTGACAGCAATAACCAAAGAATCCACCTGACCTGACAGCTTGGGGACTATCACGTTGAGCCCGTCCTTACCATTGCCTGTCACTATAGGTTTTATTGTTCTCATCTCTGCCTCCAGCCGGGCCAGGTCTTTTTCTTTTCTGCAAATATGTTGTTCTGCCATGGGTATGTGTATTATTTATGAGTCTTTCCAGATCGCTCCACCCAGCCATATACCGTCATCATTCCANGTGCCATCGTTAAGGATCCACACCCCATGTGTAAGGTCAGTGTTCACCACCTTCGTTTTGAACTTCCAGTTAGTAGAGGCCTCCCTTGTGGCGAACATCCAGGAGCCTGCCTGCCGGGTGACAAAGACCCAGGCCGTGACCAGTCGGGTTACTACCTTAGTCATCGGTTATCTGTCTTACGGCTATCATCCTCCCGGACCGTATGGTATAATCATCTTCATCCACCTGTATATCATAGTAATTAGTCCCCTCGGACAGCTCGGTGATAGTCTTGTTGAAGGTTATACGGTTGTTATCTGTCCCGGAGATAGTGATATTTGTAGGGCTCACCATAGCCAGCAGGACCGTCCCGGTCTTTGTCTTACGCACCTCCATGCGCACCGTCCTGAGAGACAGGTCATAGGCCGTGAGGACTCCATTATCATCCTTGGAGTAAACATCCATCACCAGGTCGAACTTATCACCAATCTTTAT